GAGTAACAAAGGTATTGCGTCCTTTGACTCTGATGCGTTCGGAATATCTAGTGGACATATTACACTTACAGAAACAAATATTACATCTACTGGTGCGTTAACTGCTGGTTCTATAGAAGCAGGGTTTGGAACTATAAACAACGGTGCATCAGCGATTACAACTACTGGTGTAATTACTGGTGGTACACTTGAAGCGACTGGGGATACCTCGGTTGGAGATAATGCGGCAATTGGTTATACCGCCGCAGAAGGTCTTATCCTTACAGGTCAAGGTTCTACATTTGATGTCACAGTTAAAAACGATAGTGACGCGACAGTCGCTGGTGTTCCTACTGGTACTGTAAATCTTAGATTTCCAGACAACTCAAAGGCAACATTCGGCAACGCAGATGATCTACAAATCTATCACGATGCTTCAAACTCTTACGTTTCTGACGCTGGCACTGGATCATTAAAACTTACTGGTTCAGTTGTAGAGATCGAAGGATCTGGTGAGACACTTGCGAAGTTTACAGATGACGGTGCCGCAGAACTATATTATGACAATTCGAAAAAGATTGAAACTACGAGTGCAGGCGCAACAGTCACAGGTACACTTGCGGCAACACTATCAACTGCGGCACAGGGCAATATTACATCAGTGGGTGCATTGGACGGTGGATCTATAACATCTAATTTTGGAACAATTAATAACGGTGCGTCTACAATTACAACCACTGGGGTTATTACTGGTGGAACAGTTGAAGTAACTACAGATACATCAGTCGGTGATAATGCAGCGATAGGTTATACGTCTGCGGAAGGATTAATACTTACTGGACAGGGTTCCACTAGTGATGTAACACTCAAAAATGACAGTGATGCATTTGCACTCAGAATACCAACAGGAACAACCACAGTAGAAATCGCAGAAACATTATCTGCGGCTGCTGCCATGACATTAGATGCAGACGGTGATATCTCACTAGACGCAAATGGTGGAGATGTATTCGTAAAGGACAACGGAACAACTTTCGGGTCATTGACTAATACTAGTGGCAACTTGATTGTCAAATCTGGTACAACAACTGCATTGACATTTGATGGTGCAGACGTAACTGCCGCTGGTCATGTAACGGTCTTGGATGATAAAATCATCAAGGTCGGTACTAATGCAGACATGCAAATCTATTCAGACGACAGTGACGGTTATATCAAACAGGGTAAAGGTGCGTTACGAATTGCAACTGCTTCCAGTGGTGTTGCAGTCAAGATCGGTCACACTACATCAGAAACAACAGTCAACGATAACTTCACAGTTGTCGGTACTGCAAACTTTGGTGCAATTACTACATCATCAACATCAGTTGTAACAAATCTAAACGCAGACAAACTAGATGGTCAGACAGGTTCTTATTATAGAATTAATGTCTACAATTCTGGCGGCGCTCTGCTTAACTAAATAGAATAAAATAGGAATTACAAATGGCAACTGCTACATCACGAACTACATTTCTTGATATTTGTATGCGTAGATTAGGCGCTCCTGTTATTGAGATCAATATCGATCCAGACCAACAAGAGGATTGTATTGATGAATCTATACAGTATTGGCAAGAATATCACAATGACGCAGTACAAAGAATATACAAATCACATTTAGTGACTGCTACAGATGTGTCTAATGGATACATCAGTTTGGGTGATACGACTATTTTATACGTAACTCGGATGTTTCCAGTTGCGAGTTCTTTTAATACATCATTCAATTTCTTTGACATTAAATATCAGATGATGCTTAATGACATTGCGGATCTTCAAAACTTTGCAGGGGATTTGGCATATTACGAACAGATGCAACAATATCTATCTTTGTTGGATCAGAAACTTAATGGTAGTCCACAAACTACTTATGTTAGACATGGTAATAGAGTTTATCTCCACGGAGACTTCGAAGATAAAGATGTCAAAGCTGGAGAGTACATTATATTCGAATGCTATCAAACGGTTAATATGGCAACATTCACGGCAACTTGGAACGATATGTGGTTAAAAGATTATGCAACTGCTTGTCTAAAACGTCAGTGGGGAGCAAACCTTATCAAGTTTGAAGGTATGGTTCTTCCTGGCGGTGTCACATTGAATGGTAGACAGATATTCGATGATGGAATGGCAGACATAGAAAGACTAAAAGAGGAAATAAGATTGACGTATGAAACTCCTGTAGACTTTTTTATAGGATAACGTTATGGCAACAAACCATTATTTCTCACAAGTAGTAAAACCAGAACAGAGACTTTACGAAGATATCATCATTGAATCTTTGAAGATCTATGGTCAGGACGTTTACTATCTTCCAAGGGATATTATCAACGAAGACACTATTCTTGGTGAAGACGTACAATCTCGTTACAACTCATCTCACAAAGTAGAAATGTATATTGAGAACACCGACGGATTCGACGGTGAAGGAGATCTGTTTACTAAATTTGGTGTAGAGATACGCGACGAAGCAACTTTTATTGTGTCTAGAACACGATGGAAAGAAATGGTTCTTCGATATGACAATGAGATTACTGGTGAAAGACCAAGAGAAGGTGATATAGTTTATTTGGGATTGTCAAAGTCTTTCTTCAAAATAACACACGTAGAACACGAATCACCTTTCTATCAGTTGAGTAATCTACCAACATACAAACTTCGTTGTGAGAAATTTGAGTACAGTGACGAACAGATTGCTACAGGTGATGTTGATCTGGATAGAGAAGCAGAACAGTACGCATATGTATTTAAACTTATCATGGACAGTGCAGGGCCGGGATACAATCGTGGTGAATATGTCGAACAGGTAAATTCTGCTGGTGGTATTCTGTTTGGTGATGTTCACGACTGGAACGACTCCAGTAAAGAACTATCAATTATTCACGTTGGTAGTAATACAGGTGACTTTACTAAACCAGTTACAGGTCTGGCGGTATTGGGTAATGAATCACGTGCATATTGTACACCTTTATCAGTAACAGAAGAAATAGAAGGTTCTAAGACAGAACAGAATGATGAATTTGAAACAACAGCGACGGATATGTCATTCTTGGATTTCACTGAGACTAATCCGTTTGGAGATCCACAGTAATGTTATCTAATTATTTTTATCACGAACGTATTCGCAAAAGTGTTGCGATGTTTGGTTCTTTATTCAATAACATATATGTCCTTAGAAGAAATTCCGCTGGTGGAGTTATTGGTACTTTAAAAGTTCCTATCTCTTATGCGGCTAGGGATCAAGCACTAATACGGATCAGAGAAAATCCAGACCTTGATAAAAACACAGGACTATCAGTAAAACTTCCTAGAATGTCTTTTGAAATGTTGGCATTTACATATTCACCAGAACGACAACTACAAAAGATGGGAAAGATCAATAGATCTTTACCCAACACGTCTGATGAATCTTCAAGAAGTAGAATCTACAATTATGTACCTTACACTCTTTCTTTTCAATTAAATATATACGTCAAGTCTCAAGACGATGGGTTACAGATTCTAGAACAGATTTTACCATACTTTAATCCACAGTACAGTTTGACAATAAAACCATTTACTGATTTTACAGATATAAAAGAAGATGTACCAATTACTTTACAGGGTGTTGCATACTCAGACACATACGAAGGTTCAGTTGGAGATCGAAGAGTTATTAATTACCAACTAGATTTTGAAATGCCTGCTAATTTATATGGGCCTACTGGTCAAGGTAAAATCATACGTGAAATTGAAACCAATCAATATATCATCGACGAAGGATCTGCCGATTCGGATGTATGGATTTCAAAAATAAATATTCAACCAAATCCCCTCAACGCTACAGCAGACAGTGATTATGGATTTACCACAGTCATTACACATACGGTGGATAGTGCATAACAAGTGAGAAAATATGATGAGTGATTCTGACCAAATAAAATCAGACTATGAGCATTCCAGAGATACCTACTATGATCTAATCAACAAAGGTCAAGAGTCTCTAGATCTAATGATGCAGTTTGCACGTGAGAGTGAACACCCTCGTGCGTTCGAAGTGTTGTCTGGTATGATCAAAAACGTTTCAGACGTAACTGATAGATTGATGGATCTACAGAAGAAAACCAAAGATATAAATAAAGATGAGAAACAAGTCAGTGGTACTACAAACCAAAATCTATTTGTAGGGTCAACAACTGATTTGCAGAGAATGCTTCAAGAACAAGATAAGATGGTAGACGTGACACCGAATGATTCATCAGAGTAATACCTATCTAGGTAATCCTAACGTAAAACGCGATGGTGTATTAGAAGATTGGACAGAGGCAAATCTTTTAGAATACCGAAAGTGTATGAAAGATCCTACACACTTTGCAAAAACATATTGCAAGGTGATATCTCTTGACGAGGGTCTAGTACCTTTCAATCTATATCCATATCAGGAAAAGATGTTCCAACACTTTGACGACAATCGTTTTAGTGTGGTTCTTGCGTGTAGACAGTCAGGTAAGTCTATATCGTCTGTTGCATATCTTCTATGGTATGCATTGTTTCACTCCGAAAAGATCATTGCAGTTCTTGCAAACAAAGGTGCGACTGCACGTGAGATGTTGGGTCGGGTTTCTCTTATGTTGGAGAATCTNCCGTTCTTCCTTCAACCAGGCTGTAAGGCACTTAACAAAGGTTCTATTGAGTTTTCTAATAACTCTCGGATCATTGCGGCCGCAACATCAGGTTCATCTATTCGTGGTATGTCTGTATCTCTTCTATATCTCGACGAGTTTGCATTTGTTGAGAAAGCGGCAGAGTTCTATACATCTACCTATCCAGTTATTTCATCAGGTAAGAATACCAAGGTGATTATCACATCTACCGCAAACGGTATCGGTAACATGTACTACAAGATATGGGAAGGTGCGGTTCAAAAGGTAAACGAGTTTAAACCATTTAGAGTGGATTGGTGGGATGTTCCAGATCGCGATGAAGACTGGAAGA